AGAAATGTTCGTACCACTAATGCTAGTGTTATTCCGACACAAACACTAGACGTAGAAGGTTCAGGTATCTTCCGTAATTCTTTATGGGTTGGTGGTGATAACCTTAACCCAACTGGTACTCACGCATTCCGTGTATATGATGATGACGCAAATGGTATAGGACGTGTTTCTATAAACACAGGTGATACTGTCGAAGTTATTGCTAACACTGGATTGTGGGTTGGTGGTGATGTAATTGTCCGTGGTACTGCAGTAAATGCAGGTGGTGGAGAACAAGTTGGTGGTGGTCAGTCAGTTGGTAATCTTACTATTGACGGTACCTTAACTGCTCTAAGCAATGGATCACACGAATTAGTTGGTGACTTAACAGTTACTAAGGATCTGTTCATCCGTGGTGGTAACGCCAAGATGTTCAAGGCGGATGGTGGTACTGATCTACGTATCGATATTACTCAGGACAATGCTGGTGCAAACCTCAACTACATTACCACACAAGGTCAGAACCTTATAATTGGTGATGAGGTATGGGCTAATGATCATTTCGATGATGCATCTACTGCTAAGTTAGTAATTAAGGCAGATGGTTCTGCACGTGTAGGTGATGCTGATGGTGGTATCCAGATGGATGCTAACAGCAACGTATCTATCGGTGAGGCTACTCCAGATGCTGCACAGAGATTGTGGGTAAATGGATCCACTAAAGTTGAGATTAGTAGCACTGAAGCATTTACAGTATTTGATGGTAGTGATCAAAGAATCAAGATTGATCCTACAGGACGTGTTGACTTCAATGGATCTAGTACTACACTTGCTGATCCTAGATCACGGATGGAGAACACTGGTGCTCTAACTATTGGTAATGACTTTACTATCGCTAAGACACATATCAATGATGATGTTACCTTCAGTGTAGATTCTGCAACTGGTAACACAGTTATTGGTAACAACACAGATAACTCTGGAACTCTATTAATTAATAGCACTGCTACATCTACATCGAATACAACTGGTGCTCTGGTTGTTGACGGTGGTGTGGGTGTTGCTGAAAATATTAATGCTGGTGGTAATCTAGATGTTGACGGAAATGCTGCTATTAATGGTGGTGAACTAGATGTCAACAACGCTGGTAGTAACAACTTTAAGGTTAATACTGGTGGTACCATTGACATTAACGGTGTAACAGGATACTTCACTGCTAGTGCTGGTCGTAAGTGGGAATCAGTTAGTGCTGACTCAACACTTGAGATTAATACTCGTTACTACGTAACTACATTTGGTGGTGCTACATTAACATTAACTCTACCTACTAGTCCAGCTAAGGGTGATGAAGTTCGTATCCTTGACACAACAGATACTTTGACATATAACAAGTCTATTCTTGTACAGACTGATCAAAGTGGAACTATTATTCCTATTCAGGGTGATGCTACAGGACAGTTGTTGATTCAAACTCCTGGTGCTGGTCTTGGTTTAGTTTATCTTACATCAACACTCGGTTGGCGTTTAATTGAACTCTAATGAAGAATTTAACTGAAGCTCGCGGATTTAAAAACTCCGCGATTGGGACAATTATGGCGTGGACGGGGACAACTGGTGATATCCCGTCTGGATGGATTGCTTGTGATGGTACAACATATCCTAATAGTCAGTATCCTCAGTTATTGGAAGTCATTGGATATACTTACGGTGGATCTTCTGGTTCATCTACCTTCACAGTACCTTCTTTAAATACTACAAATAAATTACCAGTTCACGCAGGTAGTGCATATACTGGTACAGGTGGTGCTGCTAATTCAAATATTGTTTTGAATGCTACTTGGAGTATAGAGAATAGACCGAATAAGGTGGTATCATTTCAGGCACCATCATCTATTGTCTCTAATGGTCCTGGTCAATGTATATGGGAGAAGGAGGCATTTATGCAACCGAGGGTAATGTCTCACGAGAACTTACCAATGCATACTCACGTTTATAATTTCACTACACATAATAATCAGTTTACAGGAAATCCTTCTATTGAGAGTGGTGGTAGCACAAAGAAGTTTTCTGGTGGTGTTCAACAGATTCAAACACAATTCCCTGGTACTACAAACTCTGATCATAGTACTAGAATGGATACTGAACCAACGACTCACGAACACGGTAAAGTAAAGTATACAGTACAAAGAGGAAGTATTCAAATTACTCCGTATACAAGGGATTACGATGCAACTAATAGTACTGTGGCACTAAATAATAATCCAGGGGTAGGCAATGCTACGTTGAAGATGACCCCTCCATATCAGACTGCAATCTACATAATTAAAGCATTTTAATGGCAAAGACGTACGCTGCTGCTAGAGGAACCCAAGGGATTGCACCAGGGATGATTGTGCCATTCACTAAAGAATGTCAGAGTCAGACGCAGCTTGACGATAGAGTTCCAGGTGGTTATTTAAGATGTGATGGAACTGTATATCAAGCAGCAGATTATCCTGATCTTGCACGAGTACTTGGTGTAGGTGCTAGTGGTGGTTCGGGTATTCCTGCCTGTAGATTTCCACCTGGAATTGCAGGAACTAGTTTATTAAATCCTACTTTAGATCCTGACGGTAATTTTACTGGAGGGACTTTTGCAGTACCTAACCTAGGTGCTAAATCTTTGATGCCTTCTAATATTGCTGGTACTCAGTTTATGGGTGATCTAGCAATGGCAGGTGGTTCTATTGTAGAGAGAGCAGGTATTGGATATCAAGCTTCGATGCAACCTACTGCATCTAGTACATATACTGGATACGTAAGAGTTGAAGAGTATGAGGGCAATGCTTCTGGTACTCCTATTTTAACTTTGTCAAAAACTACTGTAGATGATTCTACTATCAATATAACTAATTGTGCTGCTCATAGTCACGAGCTGTTAATGAATCAGACTGAAGTTAGAAACGTTGGTACTGACCAAGATTATGGTGGATATATGTGGAAAGGTCCAACTATTAGTAGAGATAAGATTAGAAAACATAATGAACTTGATACAGGAACTGTTATCGACATTGCTACTGGTGATGCAACCCATAATCATACACTTGGTGGGCAGCAGGCCACTAACAATATAAAATTTAAACAACCTCGTATAGATATATCATTTGCAGGTTCTGGTGCAACCTGTAGTGTAACTGCTGATGCTAGAGAGCATCTAAATCACGTGACTACACCTTATATGATATTGGAGTACATAATTAAGTATTAATGGCTAAGTATTACGCTGCTACTAATCCTGCATTTACTGGTGTACAGGTCGGCACCATTGCACAAATGCCGAAAGATGATAGTGGAAACTATTTTGCTCCTGATGGATGGATGGAGTGTAATGGTAGGGATTTGAATCCAAATGAATACTTAGGTTTATATCAAATAATTGGCAACACATATGGAGGATCCACAGTAAGTGGAGACTATCCAAGTTTATCAGGTAGTTTCAAGGTTCCAGACCTTAGAGATAGAAAGTTGGTTGGAACTGGTAGATTAAGACCTGATGGATCATCACCGCAATTAGAAGCACACGATGGTGGTGGCAGTTCAAATATTGTAGGAACTACTGGTGGTAAGAATACTTTAAGACTGAATGATATTGCAGCAAGGGTACAAGTTGTACAAGGAAGTGTACAGAGTACATTTAATACATCTAGAACAGCGCAGACAGGGACACAATTCCACGATGGAAACTTAGATGTAAACACAGGATATCTTTCTAACTATACTCTAGGCACTGTTCCACCTCATAGTCACGGAACATTTTATTCTACTGCTAATGATGGTGGTGATACTTATGACCGTACATCTCCTGGTGGTCCTAGTACTAGTGTTAGAGAAAATCCTGCTAGTGGACCAGAAAATAACACACCTGGCAATTTAGGTCAGTCTCCACCACAATATCACTCTCATTATATTTCTTGGAGGCAATCCATTCTTAATACTGTTTCTTATCACAGAGGTTGGGGTGATTCACACGGTCCTGAAGGACAGAATTCTCACTTAGATGGAAACATACATTATTCTGGTACTACAGGATATACTCAATGGAAGTCTATCTACTGTCAGAATGGAGATATGGCTAATGAGGGTAATATAAGTTTTAATGATGGTACTGCTACTATTAAACCTACTGCTTCTCAGATGCAGTGGGTTGTGAATCAATCTCCTGTTGATGGAACACAAATTACTTTTGGATTAGATGTTGACTTAGGTTTAACTACAGATCCTGATATCAAGCCAGAATTTCAGACAACTGCATATATGATATTTGCAGGTGTTAGTAGTTCTGCTTATGTTGCACCCCCTCCAACTACAGGTGACAATATACCAGATCAGGTTGCTGCATTCGCTATTGGTGTAACAACTGCTAGTGCAGATGGAACTGTTACATTTAATATAACTGGAGTTGATGGTGCATATACTTTTGATGTTGAGGTATTAAAATCAGGTGGAGAATCCGTGGGTGCTAATCCTATTAATCTTGATGGTACGGGAACTAATGTCAAGACTGGATATGTACTGAATGATCCTGTTACTATGACATTGGAAGCACCTTCGAGTGGTGGTACCGATGCTGTTTATACTATTAACGTTAAGGAAAGTAATGTCACAGTGATGACAACTACTGCCACTATTACTTACCAAGCTGCTCCTACTCTCAGTCTTTCTGCTGCACCTACTCAGATTCAACCATCTGGTAGTTCAGTTGTTACATATTCTTGTCCTGGTGCTACATCAATCACATCGAACTTTGGTGCTACAACTGTAACAGGTGGAAGTGTTTCTGTATCTCCAGGATCAACAATAACCTATACTATGACAGCGACTAATGCTTGGGGTGATACCACCAGAACTGTTGTGGTTAATGTTGCTGCAGCGAATGCTCCAATAATTAATATGAGTGTAAGTCCTACCTCTATCACTGCAGGTGAGACTGTCGTTGTTTCTTATACTTGTGGTAATGCTGATTCTTATGTCGCTGCAGGAGCATCACCTGCTGACACAACTTGGACAACGAATGCTGATGCTGCAGCAAATATTGTAAGCTTCAGTCAATCTTGTACACCAACTGCTGACACAACATATACTGTTGAGTTGAGTAATGCTAACGGAAATTCTACTGGATCTGTACAGGTTACTGTGGCAGCAGTACCGATGCCTACTTCTACGTTGACTGCTGATATAAATGATATCGTTGTAGGTAATCCTGATCCTAACGATGATACTGAAGCATTGTTAACGTGGTCTACTACAGGAGCTAATACTGTAAGTGGATCTTCAACTCCAACAGATTCTAATTGGAACCCAACTACAGACTCTGGTAACTTCCTTGTTAAACCAGACGAGACAACAATTTATACATTAACTGCTACAAATGCCTCTGGATCAGCCAGTGCATCACAAACTATTAACGTAACAGCGTACCCAGATATTACCTTTACATTACAACGTGGTTACGTGGTCGATGGTTCTAATC